AATTATATTGAGGTACATTAATACTACTTAGCCCCCCTAATATCAAAGTTTTTCTTTCTGCTTCTAGTTGTTTAATTTTTTCTTTATATTTATCCGCTTCGTTACATAATTTTTCATATTGACTTATTTCTTCTTGCAGTCCTGTTGCCTCTTTATCAAGTCCTAAATTATCTGTTTGTGTCTTTTTTATTTTATTTTCTAATTCTGTAATGTCTTTATCTATTCCACTATTGTCAAGTTTTGTTTTGATTTTTAAGTAACCGTCCAACTGTCTCACCTACCTCTCAACTGTTGCTCAAACAATTCATCAAGCCTTCGTTCTTCAGCTGTTCTTATATTTTCTTTTTTTAGTGCTAACTGTTCTTTTTGCCTTGCCCATTTTTCATATTCTTTACTGTCTTTTATTTGACTTATATCGAAATCTCTTACAAACCTAACTCTACTCAAAATACATTTTTCACTAAGTCCACAAAGCAAATTGTAAAACTCCCACCAGTGCATATATGTATTTTTATTTAATTTAATTTTGTAGTCATAAAAAAAAGAAGTTTTAATGTATTCCCAGTCTTGCTCAAAATCCATGTCAACTTCAATTTCTTCTTCATTGTTTTCTATTTCTTTACCACAATTTAAATACTTCATTCCAATTTTTAAAAATTCTTGCCAGTTTTCGCTATCTTGTAGCCCTTTATTTCCAAAGAGTAAATATATTATTGCTAACGCTCTTTCTTCTTCAGAAACTTCACTTCTTGCTACTTTCTCACATTGTAGAGCTACTTTGTAGTTTGTATTTATTTTGTACTTTTTATTTTTTATTTGTGCATATTTAGGATAACTATTCATTAGTCATCACATCACTATCTACTACCTTGTATTTTTCTTTTATTCTTTTTTCCATATCACTTACAGTTAACTTCATTTTGTCCATATAAGGTTCTAATGCTTCTGATATATCATCCCACATCTCGAAATATGGATTTCTTCCATTTAAGAATTTCTTGGTTCCGCCCTCTCCCAAAAATAAGTCCATTGCTTCTTCCATTTCTTTATAACATTGTTTAAATGCTTTTACTTTTAGTACCTCGTTAGAACTTAATAATTGTTTTCCTTTATGGTCTTCTTTCTTATTTATTATTATCATCTGTGCCTTTAAGTTGCTTCTTGCTTGTTCTATTAAATTTATACATTTATTATATTTTAACGGTAAATCTATATCTCCTAAGTCAAACTGTATATAAATTTCCTTATTGTTCTCATCTTTCGTAATGTTTCCTTCTTCATCTTGAAAACCTAATTGTATTATATCTTTTTTATTTTTTAATTTAATATATTCCATATTCCCTCCATAATAAAAACACCTGCATTTGCAAGTGTTTTATTGTATTATAGTCTTATTTAATTTTTACCAGCCTGTTATCTCTACAAACTTATAGGTTGAAACCTTTTCAGTAACAAGCCCTATTGCTTTATATTTCCACGTTGAATTTGGTTCTAAGTTATTTATGTTATCTACTGCTGTTCCTAATTGTGCTCCATTAGCATCATACAAATTAAACGTTACTTGAACATATGAATATGTTTTGTTTGTATTGTTTTTTATTTCGCCTTCAATATAAGTTGTTCCTAAACTATCTATTACCTTTTTATCTGACACTAAAGTAAATTTTTCTTGTTGATTGTTACTTGTTGGTGTTGTATTTTCTCCTCCACTTGCCAAAGCCCCAATTCCTATGATAATAACTAATATACCTAATATTACTCTTAAAGCCGTGTGTTTTAATTTTTTACCACATTTTGGACATACTTTTGCACTCTTGCTTACTTCTGTACCACAATCCTTACAAACTTTCATTGACATTTCTAATACTCCTCCTTTTATTTTTTTATGATAGAATGAGTATATTACAAAAGTCGACAAAGAGCAATAGGTTAAAATATACTTTTTATCGACTTTATTCGACATGTTTTGTCGAAACTATGCAGTCTCTTCTGTGAATGTTGGTAAACCACTTGTAAAAGTAACTGTTCCAAATGTTGGGTCGCCTTGTACTTGAATTTTATATTTAATCTTTAATGCAGTTCCACCTTCTAATGTATCAGAATCTGGAACTACTAAAACTTTAAACAGTCTTGCATCATACTTTGGTGTAGACTCTGTTTCGCTCACTCTATATTTAAATACTTCAAGTAATTCTGTCTCTAAGGCTGTACCCTTTTTCATTCTATACATTAAATCATCAATGTATGTAAATACTGGGTCGCCTTTAAGAGCTACTTGTTCTATATCAGAGCCTAAAGCATAACCATCAACGCTATGTCTTTCGTTTTCCTCTATAATCCAGTGTTCGTCTGTTGTTTTAGCACCATAACTATTTTCTTTTGATGTAACACCTTTACCTAGAATTGACCAAGTTTTACTTATGCCAGTTGGTGTTGTATTTAAGAAATTAACTTTAGCAGTATTATTTAATCTTTCTAATTTCACTTCTGTATCAGCCATTGTATTTTCCTCACTTTCTAAATTTAATAAACTAATTTCGTTTGGAGTATCATTTGCGACTGTTTTTCTTTTAGTTGCCATATTTAATCCTCCTTATAATATTTTAAGTAACATTGGATACGGTAAATAGCTTCATTTACATTTGTAGCAAATATGTAACCATTTGTCGTTGCTCCAATTTCATATATTCCCTCTATTTTTGGGTATATTTTTTTATTATTATTTTCTTCTAACCAATTTTTAAAATTCTCAAAGAATTTAGAATTATCTATATTATTTTGAATATCTTCGTTCCAATGAAGTTTGCTATCGAAAGTAAATAAAAACTGATAATCAGCACCTATCACATATCTTTGAATTACTGGTTCATATCCAGCATTTTCATTTATTGAATAAGTTTCTACCTTATCAGTTAAATATTCTATATTTAATTCAGCATATTCTTTTAAATAAGGACATTTACTAATATAGTCTCTTACAATATCAATCATTGCTTTACTCATTTATTTATCTCCTTTTGACCTGCATTTAATATATCTGCAAAATGGTCTGCCAACATTCTTTCAACAAAATGGTCTCCTCTTAACGCTCCACCATGATAATTAAGTTTTTGTCCACTTGGAACTTTCTTTATCCCTGGTCTACTCCAATATCTTCCACTCACTGGATCATGAAAAGCGCCTATTTTATATTTAGGGTCAATATATTTCTCTCCTTCGTGCTGATAATGAGCATAAAGTGTATTTATATTTATTTCTCCGCTTCCAACCTTAGTAGAATTATACATACTTGTTATCATTTGCCCACTGTCCATCTGCATATATTTATCGACATGTGCCATAAAACTACTATCAATTATTTTTTGCGTTCTTCCACCCTCTAGACCATATTTATCAACAATTTGTTGTTTTTGTAAAGCACTAAAAGCTACTACATAATCAACTTTCATACTAAGCTCCTGTTACAGAGAAATGCCACATATCTTCTGAGCCATAATCTTTAATAGCAATGTTTGTAATTTTTATTACTTCTTGATAATCGTTCAATAATTTAGATATAGTTGTAAAATTCTCTACCTTTCCTTTTATCAAATAATCATCATTTTGTAACGTCCACGTTTTTTGCTCTTTTCTAAAGTCTTCTGGCTTTTGATATTCCTCATTTCTACTATCATTCATTAGTATTCTTGCGGACAAACCATCATTTTTAGTTAGTCGTGTTCCATTTATAGATATTCCATCATCAGAACTCCAAAATCCTTTTACATAGCTTACTTTATATGCTTTTTTATGGTCGTTATCTGTGTATTGATTTATTACTGTTATATCTTTATCAAACATATCTTCCATATTAAACACCTCTATATAATAAGCCTGTATGTAATAAATATCTTCTTAATTCTTCTTTAATTTTCTCTTTTTGGTTAGAAATTTCTACATTAACATTATCTATTCCTAAAGTATCAAATATTCTTGAATAATCTCCAACACTTTCACTCTTTAGATTATTGTTTGATAATATTGTATCTTTCTTATTTTCTAATTGCTCAACTTTTAATAATATATCAGCAACAGAGCAAGTTGCCATTTGTACTTCATCTTCGTAGCCTTTTATATCTCTATTGAAGATGTTTTTTTGTACTTCGTAACTTGCTCTTACTATTACTTTATTAAAGTCAGTTTCGGGCATGTCGCCCTTATATGTGTTTTTATAAAAATCATAATCAGTATAATTTGTCATGCCCTTTTCCTTTCTATGCAAAGTCTACTAGTAAATCATCATCTAGGTCTTTTACACCGTAGATAATATCAAAAGAAACTTTGTCAGTTTTTGTTTTAGAATCATAATCGAATACAACTCTAACAGCCAATCCATTTGCAGAAGCAATAGCAGCTTTTGCAGCTCCTTGTGGTAATTCTAGTTGTCTAGTTACTAAAGCTAGTCCATTTCTATGGAAGCCTAAAGAGTGAGCTTTATTTATAAGCATTGCACTTACAGGTGTTTCTATTGCAAATGGTACTTTTTCAGTTACTTTTAATGTTCCTGCTCCATCTGCTAAAGTTGCATCTTCTGCTACTTCAAATAAATAGCCATTAACGATTAATTTGTCTCCTGCTTTAATAGTACCTGTTTTTGCAGAGCCATCAGATACAGTGAATTGAGTAGCTCCTTTTGTACATTTTACTTTATAAGCAGTAGCAGTTCCAGCTGTTGCCGATGTGTTTTCAGGTGTATTTTGGCTCATAAATGAGTTCATAGTGTAAACTTTTCCAATTTCAGCTTCTTTTAAAGCTTCACTATCTCCTTTGTAACATGCTTTAGCAAAATTATCTAAAGTATTATATTTATACAAAGTATCTACTGCTAAGACTAAATTTCTGTTGTTATCTCTTGGAGCTTTCTTTTTATCTAATGCTTTTGCAACATTAGCAATATCTCCTATAACTGGTGTTGCTGATACAGATACTTTAGAACCAGCTTTTTCAATTCCTACTGTTAATAAATCAATGTCTACTGCTTGAGCAATTGCACTTAATGCAGGAGTAATTACTTGTTCACTAAAATCTTTTATATCTAATGTCATTTCTTTTGATGTTACAGGGATTGTAACATCTCTGTATCTATCTAATTTAACAGGCACTGAACCTTCTGATAGATTTTGTTCTTCTGTTTCTCCTATAAAATTTTTAGCAACAAACTTGCTTGGTTTTCTTACTGTTATAGTATCTCCTACCTGTACAAATTCTTTTGAATAATCTCTATGTACTAAATTAGCCATAGTTAAATTTGATTCTAATACCATTAATGCTTCATTAGCAATTATTTGTGGTGTTAATATTGTGTTTCCCATATTCTATTACCTCTTTCTTTCTAATTATTTTGTTTTCTCCATTGTTTGTAAGTGTTGTAGTCCATTTTTTCTGGATCTCCACTTATTACTTTTCCTTGCGGTCCTTGTGTTGGACCTGAAAATGTTGGCAAAGGTTTATCATTGTCAAATAAATAATCGTGACTTTCTTTGATAGAGTTTACTTGTTCCTCTAATCCCTCCACGATTTCAAATTTGTCATTGTATTTAACCTTTTCCATATCTAGCATTTTACTTAAAATACTAGCATCTTTTGCTTTATAGTTTAATAAAGCCTTGTCTAAAGCATTTTGCTTTTTAAAATCTTCGATTTCTTTAGAACCTTCTGTTTTTCCTCTCTCGTACTCAGATTTTTTTATAGCTTCGACGTCCACTTTTTCAAGTTCAGCTATTTTGTTATTCTTTTCTGAAATAATAGTATCCTTAACATTTAGTTGTTCTGTTAATTCATCTATTTTAGCCTTTAACGCTGTTGTGTCTTTTCCGGAATCAATCATTATTTTTTCGATTGCATCAGTTTCGATTCCTAAATCTTCTAAAAATTTTCTTTTCATAATGTTTCCTTTCTCCTACTACGAACTTTTACGTGTTTTTCGTTCACGATGTAGTTATGCACTTGTTCACGACCTGCATATAGTCGAATTGGGATATAAAAAATAGAAGTCCACCTGAACTTCTATGATTTAACTATTTAATTATCTTTGAAGGTTAGGATTTGCACCTAACATGATAAATACAGGTCAATTTATATTTATCTTACACAATTTGACCAGAGTCTGTACCTCTGCGTATTAGCGTCTACCTATTTTGCCACCTCATATTTTTTATTAATCTTCTATTTTTCTTATTATCTTTTCTTCTGGTATCGGAGATATTCCTGCTATATAGCATTGTTCGCCTCCTATACTTCCTTGTATGTCAGTTATAACTACAATACAACCGTTTGTTAATTCTACTTTGTCTCCTATTTTATATTTCATTACTTTATCACCTCTTTTATTTCATCTTGTCTTATAGTCTCTGTTTCATATTCTGGATATTCTCCTATATCGTCTACTAATATATCGGCTTCATACGCTTTTCCTTGCTCATATATTTCCACTATTGTTGCTTTTCTACCATCTTTTAATATCACATTATCAAACATTTTTATTTTCATCATTATTACCTTCTTTCCACTTTTTACTTGTTACATATGCACTTGTCATCTTAGTCTTTTTCGTATCTTTATCTATTATCCAAGCTGTTTTTACATTTGCATTCTTACCGTTTTCTCCTGTCAAATTCATTATAATTTCGTATCTTGTACCATATCCCAAATCTGGCTTTTCTGTTGCATTAAACTTATTTATATTAGTTCTTATATTCTCTATCAATTTATTTGAATTGCTTAAGTTATATCCTAGTGCTTTTTCAAATGCTTCTGCCTTATTTTTATCTTTTAATGGATTTAATGCATACTCAGTAAATTTTTCTTCTGGTATTATGGCTTCTTGATAATTTGGTAATAATATTATATCATTTTTTTCTTTTATTGTCACATTTTTATATCCTTTTATATATTCCCTTGTATAATCTCTCTTTAATTTGTTTTCTTCTGTAAATGTATTTAATCTGTCTTGCCATTCTTTAGCTTTTATACTCGATTTTTTATAGCCTTCTTCATCTTCTACTTTATTAGCAATTACTTGTTTTCTTTTCCATCTACGAATGCCATTTTCCAAGTATCTTTGCTTCTGTGTTTTTTCGTATTCTTCCTTGTTTTCATCATAGGTAAATTCCAAATCTTCTTTTTTAGTTGAGCCATACCAAACAGTAAATAAGTGCTTACAGTTAATACCTACTATTCCTCGTACATCTCCATAATTACAATGTTTCATAAAGTCTGGGAGCTTTTTTTCTTCCTCTGTAGCTTTTCCATCATAATTCCAACAAAAGAATTGAAGTTCTTGCCACCATGCATGATTTGTATAATCTTCCCCTCCATCTCCTGTTCTAGCTCCAAAGTGATTCGTTACTCTTACTATGTGGTTTCCACTTTCTTTTATTACTTCTTCATTTACTTTCCCAGCTAATCCTCTTGTTGCTACTAACAAATCTCTTCTTACTGTTCCTACAACGTCATAATTTCTTATTGAACCATTTTTATCTTGATAGGTAAGTATAGATATTCCTTTATCTCCTAGCTTGTCTAAACTCTCTAATATTGCTTCTTGGTAACTACATACTCCAGCATTTGTTTTTATATATGTTTCTGTTATTATGTCCGTGTACGTTTTTCTTACTTGTTCTTGTATAGTTTTGTTTAGATTTAAGAATGATTTTTTTATTTCATCATAACTATATTGTATTATGTTTTGTATATTTATACTATTTATTATTGCTTCTGGATTCAATAATGCATTCTTTTGAGTTGCAATATTTAGTTGATCAACTGGTATTGAATTTACACCAATGTCCTGCATAGCTTTCAACAATTCTTGTTTTGTTTTTCCTGTATATTCTTCTAATAGCTTTAATGTTTCATTATTTAGCCCACCAAGCTCTTTTAGCTTTTCAAAATACCAGTAATCTGAGTTTATAAATTCTTCATTCAAATTAAAATGCTTTGCAATTTTTTCTATTAGTTCTAATTCTATTTTAGAATATATACTTAAAATAGGCTTAATTGCACTTTGTATTTTATTTTCTATCATAAACTATTCCTCTTGCACATCGTTAGGTATTTGTTCTTTGCTTCGTTCTCGCATTTTATTTACGTATTCTATTGCTTCTTCTTCTGAATAATCTCTTGTTTGCATAAAATATTCTATGTCATCTATCAATTTTGCATTTCTTTCAACTAAGGCTTGTGATTGTTTCTTTTCACTATCAACTAAAATACTATCGTCCCAGTCAAAAGTTGTACTTGCTTCAACTTTATGCTTGATACCGTACAAACTCATTAGAATATCTGTACTATAAACTAAATCTTCTAAAGCTGTTTGTAATGCTCCTTGAATATCTGATACAGTTACATAGTAATCTTGCTTGGAAGTTTTTATTTCTTCTACTCTTTTCTCTACCTCTGTATTTTTACTTAGTATTCCAAAAGCTAAACCACACTGACTCTCACATTGTCTTAATAGTTCATTTAATCCATTAAACAACGATGTATCACGTATTGCTGGGCTAAATACATTCCATTTACTTGTTTTATCTCCGTCAATATCAATTGTTCTATATAATCTCTCTTTTCCTTTTGGTAGTATTGAATTGCCTGCTTTATCCTTTTTGAACATTAGTTCATCAATGTCAATAGCAAGTTCAGAGCCTTCATACTCCCATAAAGTTCTACTAAATTGTTTGTCTATCTCTTCTAGTGTATCAATGGCATTTGCAAATATTGCAACACCTACAGGGCTAGTATTGTCAATAGGATTTGCAATAGGTATTCTAAAGTATCCTCCTAGCAATCTATTAACATCATTTATTTGTATTTCTTCTTGGATATTAGCCCAATCTTGCACTTGTGAAAGTAAGATTTGATTACCTAATATATTAGAATTATGTACTGTAGTTTTATACGCCTTATTCTTTATTGTTAATATTGTGTCATTTAATTCCTGATATTCAAGTCTTGTATATATCTCATTTCCGCTTGTGATTTGGTCAATAAAAATAGCACCTAGCAATTCGCCAGTGCTATCAAATTTTGTAGGTATAAATTTATCAGCTTGAATACAACTTATTTTTATTTTCCCATTAGCATAAAATGGTTTAAAGAACATTCCGCCTTTGCCAAGAGCATACTCTGTATTAGTTCTTATATTCTTAATAAACCTTTGATATATCTTATCTATCTGTTTATCATCTACTTGTGATTTAAATTCTATTGTTACAGCCTTTGCAACTCTTTCACATATTGTTTTCGCAACATGTAATGACTTAACTTCTTCGTTTAGCCACGGTGCTTTACTGTTGTATATAGCTGACCACTTTTCAATGGCAGATAACATTTCATTGCTTGTTGATATATCTATATTAAAATCTTTTGCTATATCAGTTGTGTTAAACATTTTATTTATTGCTCCTTTAATAAAATTTACTATTCTTTCAAACATTTTCATGTTCCTCCTATGCAACTCTACTATATTGTCTTATATATCTTTCCCAGCTGTATTCAAATGCATCTAATGTGTCTATGTCTGATGTTCCATCATCTAATCTTTCATCTTTTCCCTGTTCTTTTGGTTTATCATTATACACTGCATTTTCAAACGCTAACTCTAATGTTTTACAATCATGTGTCATAAAGTATCTAAAACTAGCCATTAAACTTGTAGTACATCTTACTCTGTCTATTATCTCTTCTTTGATACTGTTTCTAACGATTATGTGCGGATATTTTCTTGACACCATAGTTTTTATTCCATTTATCAGTGTTTGTTCAGCACTATCTGGATACATTGCACTGACTTGTCCATATTTATTTTGTACTCTTTCAATAAATAAATCTAATGCATTATATAATTGTTGTGGTGTCATTCCTGTTGCTTCTATTCTTTCTGACATTAAAGATGTTAATTTTGAGTAATCATTCTTTAAACCACTTGCAACAAATGTATGTGCAGAACCATTGCCACCAAAATCTATTCCTATTTGAATGAAGTCATAATCTGGGTTATCAGTATAATATGCTTCTTTATTATCACTATAAACAGTATATATAGAACCTTCCGCAGTTACCCATAATCCTAAAATGTTTCTCTTATAGAATACTCCTACAAACATTCTCTTATATCTTTCTTTTACTGCTTCTGATAATGTTAAATTATCGTCCATTGTAAAATGTAGATATAATATATTTTTTTCTTGTATCTTGTCTATATATTCTAATTTAAACCAATGATTTGGACTTTTAGGATTACAATTAAACCAAAATTTGGCACCTTCAATACTTAATCTTGCTACACCTTGTTCAACAAATGATTGTGGCATCAACGCTACTTCGTCAAAGAATATTCCAGCTAAAGTCATACCTTGTATCAAATCTTGACTAGCTTCATCTTTTCCACCAAACAAATAAAAATAGTTAGTTTTTCCATTTTTGCTAACTATTAATAAATTTTCACTTCTTTTATGTTCATATCTATATTTAAGCGAATGTAATTGTTTTTTTAATGTATTGATAACGTTTCTATTTAAAGAACCTATCGTTTTTCCACAGATGGCAAAGTCACATTCATCGTATTTTTCCATAGCCCACATCACAAAGCTTGGTGCCATACTTACTGTTTTTCCACTTCTTACAGCTCCATCCGCAATAATGCCATCTTTGTCTTTCATTGGAGAGTTATCATTCCACCAAGTAAAAACTTTTAGTTGCTTATTAGACATTGGTTTCCATTTGAAATTAGCTTTACCCTTCTTCATTCCAAATATCCTCCGTCTTTTGATTTAACGCTTCTATAAATGAATTGTCTTCGTCATTATCATCTTCTTTAGGATCTAATATATCATTTAAATCTTTCAATGCAGATGTTAGCTCTTTTAGCCCTTTTCTATCTATAATGTCTATATATGACTTTATTTCTTCCTCTTCATTTATTGTTTCTTTACTTGGTTTACACATATCGTAATTGTATTCTACTGTCTTAGTCTTTTTCTTATTTCTCGCTATATGCATATTAAGTTCATTATTAGCTTGTACTATTTTGCTTAACAAATCATTTGCTACATCTTTTACTTGTATTATTTTATTAGCTTCTTTTTCCGATTCTTTTTCAAGTACTTTTTCTATTACTTTAGTACTTTTTTGTTCCTCTTTTAGTACCTTTTTTTCTTTCCAACCTTTTGTACTCTTTTTGGTACTTCCGTTTTGTTTTATTCCTTTATCTTTTAAGAAGCTACTTACTGATTTATAATTACCTAATATATATTCTTTTTCTAACTGCTTCCAGTCATACTTTGCCACCTCGCTCACCTACTTTGTTTTGTCTTTAATGTTTTGATTTACATTCATAAGCATCTCTTAATACATCTATATAATCCTCTTCAATATTCTGTTTTAAATATGCTTGAACTATTTCATTTATGAAATCATTACTACTTGCAACTACTTCGCATACATCTTCATAACTGAATGTTTTATCGTCGTTTTGATTATGTCCGTATTCATATAGCCAAACATGAGTTAGTTCGTGTTTTAATGTCTTTGTTATATTTGCTTGGTCTTTTAGTAACATTATAGTTTGAGTTCTATATATTGTTACTCCTAAAGTACCATCACTCTTCATCTCATTATTAATTGTAGCCTCGTCTACTTCTTCTATGGTCCACTCTGTATTATTTATTTTAAACTTCATTTCATTTCTCCTTTACATCTACACAAATCTCAAAGTACACACACTTCTCGCATTGCTTTTTGCCTTCGACAACGCACTTTTGTCTCTTTTTATTTGTATATGCTTTTCTTATTTTGTATTCCTCATCAATATATGACGCTATTATACTACCTTTCATCTAAATACCTCTTTTGTGTTTTTATTTGGCGGAGAGAGTAGGATTCGAACCTACGAAGGTTTTACCCTTGCTAATTTTCAAGACTAGTACATTAAGCCACTCTGCCATCTCTCCATTTTTGCATAAATAAAAGAGCCTATTACGGCTCTCTTTTTTGTATATCTAATCTATACTTTAAGGAGCTAGATTTTTCTAACTCCTTCTTTTACAATTATAATTATAGCACCTCAAAAGCGAAATTAAAAGGAAGTTTTTGCGAAATTTTAGCGAAGTTTTTGCGAAGTTTTTATTATTCTCCTACATTTATTACTTCTAGCATACTATCTAGTGCACTATCTCTGTATACTTGTAATTGTTTTATTGATTTATGTATTTCAAAGTTATCAAAATATGCTTTCTCTACATAGTTCCACTTTGATTTTTTCATATAGTATTTTCTAATAACAAATTCTTCGTCTTCTGATAGTTGATTTAGCATATTTTCGACTCGTACTATTTTTTGATCTAGTTCTAATTTAATGTCTTGATATTCTTTTACTTTTCTTTCTAAAAAGGCTCTATCTTCTTTGTTTATATGGTATTCTTCTTTGTGATAATTCATTGCGGTGTTAGCAACTTTATCAGATACTTTATTAGTGTTACTATGCAATGTATCATATCCATTTCCCGACAATTGCATAGCTTCTATTATTTCTTCTGGTGTATCTTCATATACAGTTCCTGCATAGTCCAATCTTTTATTATATTGTTCTAATTTTAACTTCACTTCTGTTAATTTCGCTTCATTTTTAGGATGCTCTATTAACATATTTTCAATATCTTCTTTAATATATTGCATCTTCTGTACCTCCTACAAATATTTTTTTAGATCTTCTTTTCTGACTGCTAATGTTAACTTGCCTAACTCAAAACTTATAACTCCATCTTTATCTAATATCTCAAACTGCTTTTTTACTATTGTATCTCCATTTATCATAACCATTTCTATTTTATCCATTACGTGTACCTCCAGATTATCTGATTTCTTTTGCTTTATTCTCAAAATATTGTTTTATACAATTTAAGCACTTTTCACAATGCCCATCTATATAATTATCTGCATAGCAACCTTCTTTTGTGCAAAATTCATCTACTGTTAATTCATCTTCAATGTATTCTGCCATTAAATCTATTATTTTATCTTTTTGATCCAGCTCTTGCTTTTGCCATTCCATATATTCAGCTAATGCCTTTTCGTTCTCTTTTTGTAGTTTTTCTATATTTTCTACTAGTGACCTTTTGCCACATTGAGTTGATCTATCTTGATATAATAAACTTATTAACTCTTCTAATTTTTCACTCATATTATTACTCCTTTTCTAGTAATTCTTGTAAAACATCTATTTTTGCTTCTCTTTGAAATTCATGTAATGCTATACAATCTTTTCCCATTTTTGCTTTTATCTCTTCTATCTTGTCTTTTACTTTTTGAATTGAAATGAAATTATTTTCTGTTCTCTTTTGCTCTACATTATCATTAATTATTTCTAATGTATTCCAATTATCATGAGTATTTATTACTCTTGGTTTAATATTTTCTAATACTGCAATACTTCCACTTTCCCATTGATGTAATATTATTCCTATTTTTCCATCTCTTTTATTTTTTACTGGTAGCCCCACCAATTCTCTTTCCTGTCTCAATTCCTCATTCTCTTTTAATACTCTTTTATAATCTGATAAAATATGTTCTAGTGCTTTTATTTCTTTTTGATTTATTGTTTGATTTTCTATACCTTTTAAATAATCATTATTTATTTTTATTATACTTTCTAATATTTTTATATCTTCTTCTATACTATTTTCCACTACTCGTCCTCCTTAATATCTTCAATTTCAATATTCAATAAATATTTCCATATCTTCTTTTGTAACCAATTAAATTTTGTAGAAACCTCTATTTTTACCTCTGTTCCACCTAATTTCATTTTTCCTATTTTTATAATCGATTTTCCTCGTTTTCTCAAAGATCTTGTTACATAATCTATATCAGTTGATATTTCCATTTTATTTTCTTTCACTTAATCAGCTCCCTAATTCTCTTATTTAATATCTTGCTTTCTCTTATCATGTCTTGTTCTATTTCACTTTCTATATATTTTTTAGTGTCCCAGTTATCTTCTTCTACTAATTGCATTTTTTCTAAACTATCTAATATATCAATTAACCATTCTTCTGTTACTATTCTATCTTTTAGCTTTAATGCATATACTTGTCTTTGAATATTCCATAACATATATCTTTTTCCTATTACTTTTAATGCTTCATCATTTTCTTTCACTTAAAACGCCTCCTAAATGTTATTTAATTCCAATTTATAGTTTTTCCAATTAAGCCATCCTAATTCATATTCTTGAAGTAATATTGCTTCAAACTCTTTATTTCCGTATCCTCTTTGCTCTGCTGTGTCATAATCATAAACTGACCATTCTTTGTTTTTAAGATTAAATAATATTGTTTTATTATTCTTTGCTTTGTAGTAAAAAAATCCATCTTCACAATATATTTTTGTATATCCTAATTCTCCAAACATCTCATTTGCTGTTTTCACTATATATCACTCCTCCTTTTTAATTTATAGGAAATAGCACTATACACTTTTGTGCTATGTCTTTGTTATTTTCATATGTTTCTCCTTCAAGTTCATTTTCGTCATCTATATATTCTTGATTTAAAAATTGTCCACTCCAAGTATTGTTTGGGATATAATATCCTTTTCCAAATCCTAATGTTCCTTCAAGTGGACTATAATAATTCCCCTCTTCATCTGCACTCAATATAACTTCCGCATTCTCATCTTCTAATTTCAATTTTTCTATCAATTCTTTAACTTTCATTTTATATTATTCCTTTCTAACTTTTCTATATCACAATCTTCCATAGTTGCATAATAAACGTTATCATCTAATATCCTTCTTAAAAGAATATCTAAATCATCAACTATTAAACCTTTTCTATTACCTATTACTTTTTTTCTCAATTCTGTTGCCAATATGGGTTCTGGCATTATCCTTTTTACGTCTATTTCTCTAGCTGTTTGTTCTATTTGCTTTTTATGTTCATAACTCCAGCATATTATTGGCATTTGTTTTTCTACTGACAATTGAATTGCTTTCATAGTCTTTCCGTTTGCTCTACCACCACAATATATTTTCATATCTTATTTACTCCTTTACTATTAGACCTGCTTTCGTTAAATCATATAATTTATCTAGTATTTTTTCTGGAATAGAATTACTATAAGTTTCTACTTTTATTTCATTATTATTGTTATGACATGGCAACAAATCTATATATATTCTTGATTCAATTCCATGCTGCTTTGTTTTATATTCAAATTTTTCTCTTGTTCCATATTTAAATCCAAACTTTTCTAATTCACTTAATTCTACAGTATCACTTTTTCTTAACATATCTATTCTCCTCCTAATAACTCTGGATTATCGTATATATTATCTTTGTATTTCCACTCATATCCTCCACAAAATTTTCTCTTTCCATTCAAACAACTAGATATATTTCCTTGTGATAATCCTGTTTTAATTACTGCTTCTCTTTGAGAGTCAAACTCCTCAATAATCATATTGTTTTTTATCATCACAATTTTTCTTGCTCTAATTCTTTTGAGCTCCATTCTTTGTTTGTATCTATTTTCCTTCCAGCTTAACCAATGTATATTATCAAAGCTGTAATCTTTAAAACAATTTATTCTATCTATTGTTGGCTTATATTGTATGTTACAATTGTGTTCTATCCACTCATTGTATAATCTAGTAAAAATAATATTATTTATATACTTTTCTTGGAATTGTTCTAATGAGAAATCAACATTTCTTCTATCTTTACAATGATTATATATATTAGTTAATACACCTTTCTTTGTTTTTCTATATTTTTTAGTATTATTCAAAATATTCTCCTGTGATTTCATAATTTTTATTCCTTTCAAAATCAATTATATTTCCATTATTCTTATTCTTTAATGCAAATTTGGAGAAATTATAAACTACTATATATTCATTATTTATAATCATACTTTCATATATTTCTTTTCCTTTTATGTCATGTATTCCTGTATATTGCATTAGTTCTAATGCTGTTATATCGCATTTTTCTGAATTGTGATTTTTGTTATAAGCTGTACACATACCATTTTTATGTCCAACTGCTATTATTCTTATTTCTTGTGAAAAAATATCATAATCTATACTACTTATTGGATACATTTGTTTTTCATATTTATCCCAAACTCTAAACTTTATTTCTCTATTCATCTTCTCCTCCTACTTTATAGCAATTAGCCATGTATTGCTCTTTTGTTAGTATTGTTTCTATGTTTTTATTTTTTAGAAAGCCTGTAAATTCTTCAAAATCGTTATCCCATTCTACATACAATTTGTTATCTTCTATATGCAAAATTTCCATTTCATTTACATAATCTCCGACTTCTATTAAATCTATTAGTTGTTTGCTGTGGTTTATAATCTCATCTTTTAATTGATATTCTTCTAAAATGCAAGTAAACTCCCCCATTCATTTGCTATATCAGTTTCTAATTCATATTTTTTATCATAAATATCTATAATTTTATTTATTCCTTGATTTCTTGCTAATCTCACATATTCGTTTACTTTTATCTCTTTCATATTTCCTCCCTTGTAATAATTTTTATACTTAGCTCTGGATACTTATACTCAAATAATTTCTGCTTAATCTTAAATGTCTCTGTTTTCATTCCTTTTGTGTCTTCTACAATTGTTTGTCCATTTTCCTCGTAAACAAAATCTGCTATGTACTCTATTTTTCTATGTGTCTTGCCATTTTTCTTGAATCCTTCTTGTAATAGAAATGGTACTTGCAGTCTCAATTTACTTATCTGTTTTGCTCTCTGCAACAGCTTTAATTCTTTATATCTTGTTGCTTCTAGATTACTTTCAAACTTTATATTGTCTACTACTATCTTTCTATTTTTGTACTTGTTCATCTTTTGCCTCCGTTCTATCCTTTCATCAAACTCGTCTGATATTTAAAAATTATTGGTTCAACATATTTTTGTGCCTCTAAAATAGTAATCTTTGTCCCTTCGTTCTTTTTAGTTTTTATGTATTGCTTAGAGACCTGTTGTACTGTTAACCCTCTTTTCCATAAATCAATTATTTGTCTATCATCCATTTCAACCTCCTAAATTTTCTTTATTTATTCTTCTGGCATTCTATACACTTTAGCATCTATCTCATACCAATGTGCAATATCTCTCAATACTTCTTCTGCTCTTTCTTCTGTATCATACTCTGCTATACAATAGAAATCGCCTCTACCAAAATTAGCATCAACTGAAATTCTATTTTCTTCCCTGTTTATCATTTTCACATTATCAAAATTTATAATATCTTCTCTATCTTGACTTACTATTATCATAATTACCTCCTTAAAATGGTAATGGTTCGTTTCGTTTATTCATCTCATCTACTAATTCATTTACTTTTTGAGCTATCAATGTTATCTTATCTTCCGTTGACTTGCCTTCTAAATCTAGCTTTTCTATTTCCCAAGGTCTCTTTGCTATCTTAAATTCTGTTTCTATATCACATAAATATCTAGTGTCAAATTCCCCTGGACTCCAATTTAGTTTTTTATCTTTATATGTTATATAAGCGATATGTCTTCCTTCTTCTGTCTTTACTTCTATTTTTGTATTCTCCTCTATCTCTTCATTATGTATTCTTTCAAATAATTCATTACTTTTCATAACTACCTCCTAAAATTTTATCTATTTCTTCTGCTATTCCCCACATATTTACCGTTATTCTTTTTTCTGCTAACATTTTCTTTGCACTTTCAATACTTATTTTTTTATAACAATAAAATTCTTTGCAAATTAGTGGTCTTGCTTTATAAATTAAGCATTTCTTGCCATCATAGTAGGGACAACTTAATCTGTTTTGCATTATTAACATTTGTTTTTGTGGTCTTATATTATTCTTAATTACATATTTTTGAATTTCATCAATTTCTTTCTGTGTTACTGGAAGAAAATTGGTACAACATTCTCCACATTTACTACAATTCCCACAAATTGAATTATCTGTTATTTTTACATTGCCTTCTACAATATTTCTTATTATCTCTGTTATAGTTGTTTCCTTTAACATTTCTCTCTCCTTAATACTGCGTTATATGTTCCATATTCTCTGAAATCATATCTGCTAAATAATATCTCTTGTAATCTGTCTTTTCTCCAAATCTATTCTTGTTGCTTTCCCATTCTGTTTTAAACTCGTAGCCCTCTTTTTTGAGCTGGTCTATTCTTGCCCCTAGCTGTGTTATTCCTAAATCTGCGTATGCTTCCCAACTAGATATTGAGCCAAACTCTCGTATGTAATTTATTATTCTATCTTTTTGTGATATCTTCATTTGTTAATCACACTCCTATCTAAATAATTCGTACTCTAGGTTTATTCTTTTACATCTACAAAAATCTTCTATTTGTTTATATTTTTCTATTTCCTGTTCTATTTCCTGTAACTCATTACTTATCTTTTTGTTTTGAACCAGTTTTTTATATACTAGTTTTCTTAAGAATTTTTCCGTATCTACTTGACTATATGTTCTTCCTACTTTTGAGCTAAAATAGTTTAAAGTTATAATCTTTCCATAATAGCTCTCTATTGTTTCTAATTTATATCTTCCATTTTCTAATACTCTCTCATATAATGTGGTAGAACTTTCGTAACAATCTGAACTTTCGTGCAATAAGAATTTTTTACCTTCATAGTCAAAATATATAGCCCACGCTTTTACTTTTCTTATCTTTATTTTATTTGCTATCATTTCCATTTTTATCACACTCCTTTGTACTTTATAATTCCTAAAACTATGTATTTTAATATTCTTGCTTTATTTACATCATCAAAACTTAACAATTGCTCTCTTGTTATTTCTATCATCTAATCACTCCTCTAAATTCACTATTATTTTTATTAAATTTCAGGTATATTTTGCCAATCTCTCCTGCTCTTTGTTTTGCTATTTTTAGTGTAATATCAACAAAAGTTCCTTCTTCTTCCTTTTCTTGATATAAAAACAATACATTATCTGCATCTTGTTCAATAGCACCACTTTCTCTTAAGTCTGCCAATGTTGGTTCTTGCCTTGTCGCATTTCTGCTTAACTGGCATAGTCCTATAATTGGTATGTCTAGTTCTAAACTTAATAACTTGAGTGTCCTTGTTATGTCTGCTACTTCCTGTTCTCTATTACCAAACTTACCTTTATTTTTTATTAGCTGTATATAGTCAATTACTAGAAGCCCTAAATTACTTCTGTTTTTTAGTTTTCTCGCTATATTTTCTATGTGTTGCAAGGTTCTAGCTTTAGTTATTAGATGTATAGGTAATTCTGATATTTCTGTTCCTGCTATAGCCATTGCATCTATGTCTGCTTGCTCCATAGTTCCCATTCTCATCTTGTAACTATTTATTTTTGTTCTTTTGGCTATCATTTTTTGAATTATCTGTGTATCAGACATCTCTAAACTAATTATTGCTGTCTCAATTCCTTTTTCAGCTATATGTTCTGCTATCTGCAATGCTAATGTTGTTTTTCCCACACCTGGTCTAGCCCCAATAATTGTTAATTCTTGCTTATGCAGTCCACAAGTTTTTTGGTCTAGGTCTTGTATTCCTGTGTACAATGAATAGTCCGTTCTCTCTAAAGTATTTTTCTCTATTTGCTCCATTGTTTCAACTACTTGTTCCAAGAAGCTCTTTTCTTTTTCGTTTATTTTCTCTATGTCGTTTACTTCCTTAACAATTTCTTGTGCCAATATATCTACATTCTCGCAATCTGATATATCCATTATTTTTTCTTGCATCAATGCAAGTAGTTTTCTTTTTTTTGACAGTTCCATTAGTTGAGTATAAACGCTTTCTACATTGCTTGTTCTGATATATTCACTTAAACTTGTTATATAATCCAATACTTGTTTACCATTTGCTTTTATTTTAGCCTTTACAGCAAACATAGATATTTCTTGCTTTTCTGCTTTTAACTCATTTATTGCCTTTATTATTTTCTTGTTTCGTTCACCAACAAAATCACTTTCATCTAGCAAATAGTCTTCTTGCTCAAAGATTAAATAATATAACATTGCCTTTTCAAGTTCTTCGTCATACATGTATTCTTCCTTTCTCGATAAGTTCTTCTGTAGTTATTTCTCCCTTTACTAACTTATCATATTCTTCTGGAGTTAAGTCAGATGTATCTATAGCCCTAAATTCTTCTTTGGGCTTTTCGTCTTTATCTGGTGGTTTATATCCTTCTTTTCTAGCCCACATTTTTAATGTTGCAAAGAAATCCTTGTATTTCTTTCCTGTACGCTGTATATAGTCATCTAAATCTTGTATTCTTTGAGTATAGTCTTTAGGAAAATATTCTTTTACTTTTTCAAATTCCTTATCGGTAAATTTTACATTTTTGTATTCGCCATATTTTTTCTTTATATTTTCTTTTTTATCATCATCTTCATCATCATCTTTATCTATATCGGGTTTTTTGGCATCCATTTGGTTTTTTTCAAAACCGTTCGGTTTTTTCTAAACCATTTGCTTTTTTAGGTCTTCCTCCTTTTTTAGCGTTCTCTCTATTCTTTTCACATCTAGCTTCGTATTTTTCTCTATCCCTATCTAGTTGTGTTTTTATAAAAGAGAAAGCCATTTTTATTACGCCATCTAACTGTGGTATTTCTCTAGTTCTCTCATATTTGATTATCGCTCTCATAAGCTGACCTACTTGTTCGTCTGTTAGTAAATTGAATTGTTCTTCATAATCTAAATATATTAAAAAACCGCTTTTATCCATTTGCCTTCTCCTTTCACAAAATAGAGGTTAAGTTTTATGCCTTAACCTCTGCTGTCTTATATTTTTATTTCTCCTGTATGTATTTTGGTATGACATATTCTGCATACTTCTATTAAATTTTCTTCTGTGTCATTTCCTCCAGAACCTTTTGTTTTCTTGTGATGTTTTTCTGTTTGTCCTCTTTTACCACATATTTCACATATGCCTTTTTTATCTCTTAACAGTTTCTTATTTATTATTCTTTTTTGTTTTGGTACTGGATGAAAACTATTTGATAAGTCATTAACTATCATATTAGCCTCCAAATCCTGCTCTAGGATTGCCATATTCTCTGTTATATTCTGCTTCTAATTCTCTTATTTTAAGTTTATAGAAGTTTATTCCTTCTTCTGCACTTCTTACTAATCCTTCTGCAATATCTCTATCAAATCTTAATTTAGCAATATGTTTTTCTCCTCTAGCAATATCCGCTAAATGAGTCACTGCTTGTCCTTCTGCACGAAGTCTTACTAATTCTTTTGATAGTGCAACCCTATAATCGTATTCTTTTTTAGCATAATCTTTTTGATATTCCTTATAATTACTTAATGTTTTTTGCAAATCTTCCATTGCTTGTTCTATATCTTGCCACATGTTTTACCTCCTAATTAGAAAGGTAAATCATCATCTGAATTTAGTTCTACATTTGATTGTTCCATATCTTTTACAGCTTCTTCGTATTCTGTGACATATTTTTCTACTCCTGAAGAAACATAGTTGTCCGCTTTTTTTATTTTGTCTTGAATCCATGTTGGTATCTTGTTCCAGTTCCTCCATGTTTCTACATCTTCAAAATCGAAATGATATGTATCTTCTAACAAATTAACTGTCATTCCTTTTGGAAGTGCCATTATTGAAGCAATATTGTTGTATTGTTTTCCATTTCTTTCTTCTAATAGAATTTGTAATTGACATGGCTTATTTATAATATTTAATAAATTAAATCCTCTTAGTTCTTCATCTGTAAAAACTTTTCCTCTCCATGCTTGTAAATCTTTTCTTAATGTACTTTTTTCGTTTAAACTAAAACTATACTCTTTTGACATTGTTCTTGCTAATTTTTGTCCATTTACTTCTACTTCTTCTCCTATGACGTTCCATAACATCATAAATTTTCTTTGCGTTTTTCCAAATTTTTCACTTGTTTGTTGTCCTAAATCTATAATTGCACTAGATACTGCTGTATAAACTCCTCCTTCTAGTTTTGGTATTGATTGTCCCCCATTATCACTTGCTATCATACTCATAATTATTTTTCCTCTCTTTCTTTATTTATTATTTTTTCATAATCCAAAAACACTATACTTTTTCCACTTAGTAAATCTTGATAATCCATTAATTAAACTTCCCTTCATTAAATCTTGATTTTATTTCTTCTTCAAAGTCTTTTTTTGTTTTATAGTTTGTATCAATTTGTTTTAGTAAGCATGCATAATTTCTTAATAATTCTTCATTATTTAATTCATGTATTTCCATTAAACTACTGCCTCCCAATATTCTTTTTCCTCTTGATTCTCTTCTTGTTCTTTTTGTTTTTGTAATTGTTCTGACACTTCTTCAAATTCGTTTTGTGCTTCAAACTTAACAAGCTCTAGCTGTTCAATATAATTCTTATTTGTTAATTCGTCCATTAACGAATTAAGTGAGCTTATTAAATTGTCTAGTTCGTCGTATCTGTCTTGTAGTTCCATTCTGCGTTCCTCCTTGACTTTTTATTTCTTATGTAGTAAAATATTAAAAGTAAAAATATTTACTAATAAGTTTTGAGTTAGTTTTTTGATTGGTAGTCGCGAACTAGCTCTTTTATTTTGTTTAAAACTATTTTCTCGCTGTCTACTGGACAAGCAATAGTTCTATCTGCAACATCTCTTAGTAGTTTTTGTAGTTTAGTATTTTCTTTAGTTAAAATAGTGTTATTATGTACTTCTTGTTTTCTCAATTGTCTAAGTTCTTTGTTCTCTAAACTCAAATCTCTTACTTGTCTTGCCAAATCAACGTTTCTTGAGTTTAACTTGTCTATTTTTGTTTCTAGTGTTTCTTTATAGTCCATAAAGCTTATTAATCCAAGTAATATTACTAATGCTAAAAACAATACCATTTCCTTCATCTCCTTTCTTGTAAAATTTTGTAAAATTATGTATAATTACCTCATACTAAAAATATTTTAGAAAGTGAGGTGTTATTATGTCTAGTTTTATGTGTCCATTCTGTAATTCTTCAGTTCCTATTATTTCAACAACATACCGAAACATATCTTGTTTCTTTAATAAAGGAACTCCACATTTTTCAGACGATGATAATTGTGAAAATTCTGCAATTTTTCAAATAGATATGTTTAGTTGTCCTGAATGTAATAAAGTTAGTTTTGTTGCTAACGGTAAAGAACTTCTAGAAAATATTTCTATTCCTCTTTATCCTAATTCTTTAGCTAAACAATTTCCTGATTATATTCCTCAATCTATTCGAGAAGATTATGAAGAAGCATATTCTATAATCAATTTAAGTCCTAAGGCTTCTGCTACTCTTGCTCGTCGTTGCTTACAAGGAATGATTCGAGATTTTTTTGGAATTGTGAAACCTCGTTTAGTTGATGAAATTACTGCTCTCCAAAGTTTAGTTCCTCCTACGCAATGGAAGGCTATAGATTCTCTTCGTTCTGTTGGCAACATTGGTGCGCACATGGAAAGTGATGTTAATGTAATTATTGATGTTGACCCTGACGAAGCTCAAAAATTATTAAAGTTGATAGAGCTTTTAGTTGATAAATGGTATATATCTCGTCATGATGAAGAACAACTTTTATATGATATTACCGCTATTGCCGATGATAAAAAATCTCAAAAACAAATTAAATCTAATCAGTAGTCTCATCTAAAGTATCATGACTAGCCAACAAATTTCCTTCAAAATCCCAGTATTGATAAATGTATCTTACTGGGTCTTTTTCCGTTCCTCGTCCCAATAATGATGTTGTCTTTATAACTTTCATAACTTCTGCTTTATCTGTTCCTCTCGGTCTTGCTGTTTCCATTTTTTCCTCCTAAAATCCAATTATTATGAAAATCGCAAAGAATATTCCGAATAAACCGCTGTATACATATTCTTTTATTTCTTGTTTTCTTCTTTGCTTTGTCTTTTTATTTACTTTCTTTTTCATTCGTTTTTCCTCCTTTAATCAAATATTTCTGTTCCTGCTGTCTGTAAGATTTCTTTAAACTTTTCGATTTCTATGCAATAACCTCCAAAATTTGTTCCGTATTTCTTACAAAAGTTAGTTGCTTTATTTAAATTTACATTATAATTTTGTGCTATTTCTTTGGCGTATAATAGCTTTGGTAAATTGCAAAGATTTTGTTTTGTGTTTAGGATAGTTTCTAACAACTCGTTAGTTCTTTGTTGTTCTCGTAATATTTGTTCTTCCAACTTATCACCCTCTTTCTTGTTTATTTTTTATCTACTTTGTTTACTTTTGTCAACATTTTGAATAAAAAAAAGGTCATCAAAGTTGCATTGTAGCGCTTTGCATATATTAATCGCTAATTTTGGACTTGGGTTTCTTTCTCCTTTAGCTAATAATGATATTGATGTTGGATTTGAATCAGCTTTTCTTGCCAATTCTCTATATGTAAAGCCCGCAATTACTATCCTTTCTATAAAATCATCTAAATTTTTTATATATACTGTTCTATTTGACATTTTATTTTGCACCACCTTTCTTTGTTGACTTTTGTAAACATTATATCATTTAGTTTACTATTGTCAATAGTTTTTTAAAAAAATTTTTAAAAACATTTACAATTGTAAATTTGTATAGTATAATTACATTTGTAAGGAGGTCGTCAAGATGAAATTTTCAACACTTGAGCTTGCTAAATATTTGAAGAACATAAGAGAAACATTAGGATATAGTATATATGATGTTAATAAATTATGCGAAATATCTCCTAGCTACCTATCTTTAATGGAAAATGGTAAGCGAAGACCTAGTCCAATTATTTTAAAAAAACTATCTTCTATATATCATATAGATTACAACGATTTATTATCTAAGGCTGGCTTTATAGAATTAGTTGAAAATAAAAAAGAAGATAATTTTCGCTATGCTTCTGACAACGGTCTTGATACTACTGGATTAACGCCAGAAGAAATAGAAGAATTAAAAGAATTTATTAGATTTAAAAAAAGTTTAAAGAAAAAGAAAGATTAGATTATGGAATTATTAGATTTGTATAATTTAACAGAAAAAGAAAAAATAGATGTAATAAATTATAAATGGATTAAAGCTAAAGCTAGAATCTTTGAAGAAGATAATGAATATAGTATTGGAATTGATTATAATAAAATAGATAATTCTACAGAAGAAAAAGAAATTCTTGCGGAAGAATTGGGCCACTACTACTGTGGAGCCCTTTACTATATTGATTCAGACATTGCTTTAAAAAGAAAGTGTGAAATCAGATCAAAAAAATGGGCTTACTCTGTACTAGTTCCTTTTCAAAAATTAAAAGATAAAATTGCACAAGGTTTTGACTTATATGATTTAGCGGATTATTTTAATGTAGATATTAAATATATGATTAACTGTATTGACTTCTATGCCGAAAAATATGGTATATTAGTTTAATATATAAAAGAAGGATAGTGCTGTCGCCAAACAAGACACTATCCTAAACACAAAACAAAATCTCTTTGCAGAGCTTTTGCATATTTATGATAGCACAAGTTTACTAAATATGCAATACCTCTGTAAATGGATTTTAAAAGAAATTTATGGAGGTTTTATTTATGGAAAGAAAAAATCAAAAAACAAGACAAGTTGGCAATGGCGAAGGTTCATTATATTATAGTGACTCGTTAGGTCGTTGGATATTTCAATATTATGATACTCAAGGTAAAAGACAAACTCTGAAACAAAGAAAAAAAGAAAGTGTTAAGGAATTTAAAGCTAGAGTAACGCAAACTAAAAATGAATTAAATTTAGGGAGTTATATTTGTAAAAGTCCTGAAAGTATTATTACTTTAGCTAAACAACATATTGATAGTAAGCACATGGATGGTATTACTAGTGATAGAAGCTATAAAAGAGATTTAGAAACTTTAGAGCAAATAAGAAATACCTGCTCTACATTTTGTGATCTACCCATTCAGAAAGTAACCATGAAGCACATTGAAAATGCCAAGAAACAAATTAAACAATATTCTAACAGTACTATTGATAAAATATGGTGCTTGTTAGGAAAAGTATTTAATATGGCATGCTCTCCATCTAGAAAAATTTTAATATACAACTTAATGTTAGATGAAAGCTTACGCAAGCCAATGTCTGAAAAGAGAACAAAAAAGATATCTCCTTTGAGCGACAAATCTCTTGAAAAGCTCAATAACATATTAGATAACGAAGAAAGATATCATCCCTACAGAAATATAGTAAAAATGCAATGCATTTCCGGAATGAGAATCGGTGAAGTATTAGCTCGTTCTATAGATGATTATAATAAACAAACTAAAGAATTTAATGTACACAACACTCTAACACAAGATGATAAATATCATATTATATTAGGAGAACATACAAAGACATACAATAAGAAAACGCAAATAGATGAAGGACAGAGATACCTTCCATTAGATAATAAATTGTTTTATGAATTAGTGTATATAATTGAAGAACAAAGTAAGCAAAAAGTAAAAAATATTTACAACTTATTATTTTGGGATTATAAAAAAAATACTTTTGTGACTCCTGGTGAAATCAATTCTTGGCTAAAACGATTAAACGCAAAATATCATATTTGTATATCAGAAGAACTAACTACACACAAATTAAGACATACTACTTTAACACGTTGGAAAGAACTTGAAATAGATCTCTCTGTTATTCAATACCTAGCAGGACACGTTGAAGGAAGCGACATTACAGAGAACGTTTATATTGAAACTAAACTAGAATTTGTAAAAAATCATATATCTAAAATATCTTAAAAAGGTCTATTGCATACTTACTGCATACTTTTATAATATAAAAAACCTAGAAATGTCTATTTATCTAACATTCTAGGTTTTTTATATGTTGGTGACCCCT